AGAAGCTCCGCCGCTGCCGCCGAAGGCGATACGGGCAAGTTCATCGTCCGTCATGTCCTTCGCGGACACAGCGAGGAATATTGACCCGCCATATCAATCAGATATTCGTCAAGGAATGGCGATTTTCGCGGTTGATATAGGAGCAAAATTTTAGCCAATGGCCAAGAAACGCCCTGCCGTGAACCCATTCAATTTCGAGCGGTACATCGGGTCAGCCGATCGAGCCGATGCCATCGTGTGCGCCACGGCAATCGAGATGGCCCTTCGAAATATTACGAAGAGAAAGATACGAAATGAACCTAAATATTGCGACAATGTATTATCTGGCATAGTGGAACCGGTTGGAAAATACGGAACTCTATGCGACTCTGCATTAAAGCTCGGCTTAATAAATGATTTGGTGCATAGTGACGTAATATTAATTGGAAAAATTCGAAACAGATTTGCGCACAACATCGAGATTGGATCATATTCAGACGAACCAGTCTCATCTTATTGTCGTGATCTTAATTTCATAGTGGAGAGAGGCTTTGATTCACTAACCGATCAAGTTTTTTCGCCAGGAAATCAAATCGATCCACCTCACGTACAGTATCGCGCGGGCGTTCCCGATCTTGTTAGTGTTCTACAAGACCCTCGTCGTAGGTTCAGACTTAGTTGCTACATCCTCATGGAGTGGTTCTTTGTCCGTCATGGAGAGGATATAGTGCCGCTTGAATGGGAGACAAATCCTCCGCCAGAAGCCAACTACCCGATCTGATTAGAGGTCTAAGCTTCGCTGAACTGCCGTATTTCAGCTTCGGCACGGACGCTCTTGGCCGAGCCCGGCGGCGTACACATCATCAAGCTGGCCACGCCGCATCTGGAAGTATCCCGATCCGGCTTTCCCGCGCTCACCTACGCCGCAGAAGCTCCGCCGCTGCCGCCGAAGGCGATACGGGCAAGTTCATCGTCCGTCA